CCCCGGTGGCACCTCGACGAAGACGGGTAACTGCACCGACTCCCCATCGATGACTCGATTAATCACCGGCTGCACGTCAACGGTCGTTTCGTTGACCTGAACGACCCTGGCAACCGTCGCAGTGTGCAGGTTGCCCAGCATTTCTCGAAGTGCGTCCTGCATTACCTGGTATAGCGAATCAGCCACGGGGCACCTCGTAATTAGGGGCCTTGATGCAGGTGCATTGCTGCGACCAATCGTCGCCGTCGGTGTCACCTGATATTGTGATGGCCTTGACCTTGTAAATACCGTCTAGGTAGTGGGTAAAAACCGTCTCCAACTTGACCAAACCCCCTAATTTAATTGCCGGATTTAGCATCGTGACAAAGGTCAACTCGTTTTTGTCGGCCTCGGGAGTGCCAATCAAGCCCGTCTCGGCACTCACAACCGGTGCATACCCCTCCCGGACGTCATATTTACCCAAGACAAAAGCCTGCTCATTGTCAATAAAAAATTCCTGTCCAGGGCCCAGGACCGAACCAAATAACTGGGCCGTGGAGCCGACTAGTACCCTGGGTCTGGATAACTCCGGCGTTTCGGCGACGACCCCTTTTGTGACCTCTGGCAACCCGGCCAAAAGGGCCTTGACCGCCTCACCCTTGTCTTTGACGGTCTGCGACACAAAGCCGCCCAATAGGGCTTTTCCACCGTCCAAGACAACCATTTTCGTCACGAAATCAGCCCCTTCCCGGAGGGTCTTTGCAATAATCACATTACCACGGAATATCACATCAAGGTCATCGCCGTAGCCAACGGCCAATTCCGCCGGGATGTAGTCTCGGTCAAGCTCGCTCCTATAGGGTGGGTCCAGTAGGTTATACAGTGAAATGTCAAGCTGGTTTGCCTCGGATTTCATCGTTTTTTGGGCAGAAAACACGCAACTTATCGGGGGCTCGATGACCTTGGCCGTCGAGCCCTGCCCGAAAGTGAAGCGGTAATTCCTGCCAAATCTCACCCCTGAACCTCCGTTCCCCGAAGTAAGGCCATCGTCTCCGGCGTTATAAAGTACAACTGGCAGCGGCCCGTTTTGAAATCATCCATCCGGTACGGGTCAACTCCCCCGGATTCCAGGCAAAAAAACGCAAAAGGCCAGTTGGTACCCATTATCAACGGTAATCCAGCAGCGATACGGTAGCCCTGGATGGTTTTGTCGTTCCAGGCCAAATCAAAAAACCACGACTGCACCGCCGGGCGATAGGTCAGCTCCATGACGCAGTCACCGACCGGTGTTATCAGGGTATGCCGCTGTCTGGGGCTGTCTGTGATGTTGGTGACCCGGATCATCCTAACCCCCCATCAACGACCCAAGCAATGACCGGGCCTGTTTTTTGTTGTCCTCAGCACCCTGCACATCCTGTACCCCCTGATCTGTCCGTTTGGCCGTCTGTTTTTTGGCCGGTTTCGACGGGGCCTTATAAAATTCCTCGATGCCAACGACCTTTGTAACGGCCATCCTGACCTGTTTCAAGTCTATCTCAAAACGGATCACCTGTGACTTATTGTCACGGTTCAGGGAAAGGCTGGTGATTGCCATGTTGTCGATAACGCCATTGATCCCCTCGACAGATATTAGTTGGCGGCCGTTGTAAACCGACTGGACAAAGTCCAAGAACTGTTGGCGAATCGACTTTGTTTGCAAGCCCTCCGTGGCCCGAAAGGCGTCTTTGGCCTGCTCGTGTTTCACTGCCCGGTAAATCCCGTCGATTTTTGCCATCCGCATCAATTCGGCCTGGGTTTTATCCGCGTAAAAGTCGGCAATCTCGCCAACTAGGTCATCTTCGGGCTCCTCGGTGACATCGACCGGCGGGGCGTCAACGAAAATATCGGAGACAACACCCGAAATCGTGTAACGCAGTGGTTCCCGGATTATGTCGTCGCTGGCCACGGTCCCATCCTCCAATACTTTGTCGGGGACAGAGGCGGTCAGGGTGGTAGTATCAGACACGTGGGCGTAGAGGTTGAAGCCCCCGATACCCAGGACCGTTTGTTCTCCTTCCTCTAGCGTTTGCTGTCTGCCGTCGTCTATCACGCCCCACCCCTCGCCGCCATCATTTGGGCCTGTTGGAGTTGGTCTTGCAGTCCCCGTTGCACCGCCCGTCCGGCGGCCTCGGGCTGGTCGGTCTTGATCTCGATGGACACGTCTTGTTTGATCTCCGTCTGGCTGACCCGGGAAACCCCAGGGGCTTCGGAGACTGGCAGTACCCCGAAATCAGCAGGGGACACATCAGGCAATCCTTGGATGGTCTCGGGCGTAATCGACTTGTCACCGCCCAGCAGATTGACTGCCCAGTCTGGCAAAACCGCCCGGGCCGCATCCATTATCAGGTGACCCAACCCCGAAAACATCGCTTTGATCCCGGCCCAGAGACCCTTGAATAATTCGCCGATGTAGGTCACTGCATTTTTGGCCATATCTTTCAGGGCTTCCCATGTCCCTTCAAAGTTGCCGGTGAACAGATTTATAATAACGTCAACAAATGAGGTCCATATCCCGACAAGTGCATCGATGGCCTTCCTGAACGAGTCAGGCAGTAGCATTTTGAGAAAATTACCAACCGCCGTAAATACCACCTTGACGAACTTGCCCAGGCCAGAGAGCAGCGATTTAATTCCTGCCCAGAGCCCCTTAAATAGCTCACCGATAAAACCCACGGCGTTCGCTGCCATATCTTTCAACGCATCCCAGGCCCCTTCAAAATTACCGGTAAATAGGTTGACTACCAAATCGACAAACGCCTTCCATATCCCCTCGATGGCATATATCGCCCTGTGAAATTGGTCAGGTAGCAGGGTTCGCAAAAAATTCCCGACCCCAATAAGCAACACTTTGGCGAATTTACCCAGGCCAGAGACTAACGATTTGACGCAGTTGATGGCATTATCGAACGCCTTCTTGAAAAATTCCTTTGCAGCGGTGGTGTCACCCCGGAATAAGGCCATGACGCCCTGGAAAACATTGATAAAATACCCAAACACTGCACCGATGGCCCGGCCAATGTCGATAACCGCCGGGATAACTGCCTTGACGAATTCAATTATCGGCGGCAACAGGGCCTTCCCGAAGGACACGATTCCAGCGAATAAATCCTTGACGAACTGGACCGTGTCTTGAAGGATTGGCCGGATATCCACCCCGAACGAGTCAAAAAACTTGGCTATGACCGATTCGCCGCCCTGGGCAGCGACTATCAAATCATCGATTATCAAGACAACCGCCGCAATCGCCGCAGCAGTCAGCAACATTGGGGCAGATGACACGGCCCAGGCTGCACCCAGGGCAACGATGATCGGCATCAGGCGCTTGATGGCCCCGACAGCAGATTCCATGACCGGGCCAATTTTCCGCAACCCCTTATTTAACCAGGAATCGCTGTCCTGCAGTAGGGCCTTGAATTGCCCCTGTAAATCGCCCAGGACCGGAATCATGCTGATTGCAACCCTCTGCCCCAGCACCCCTATGCCGTGCCGCAGATTGTCGATGTTGGAGGACAGGGTGGCTGCCGTCTCGGCCTGGGCCTGACTGATAATGCCCCACTGTTCAGCGTCGGCCATCAGGCGATCTAGTCCATCGGCCCCGCCTTCCAGCATGTTGAGCAATGATTTATCAATGCCCAGTTGGGCAGCCAGGGCAACCCTTTTGGACGGGGCCATGTTCCGGGATTTGTCGGCGAATTCTTTGAGAATGTCCACGGTTGGCCGTATTTCACCCTGCGCGTCGGTTATTTGCAAACCCAGGGCCTCGATGGCCAACTTGGCCCGACCTGCCCCGGTTGCGGCAAACTGGCCGAGTCGTTGGTTTAATCCTGCTATTGACGCATCAAGGGTCTCGACAGTTCCCCCGTCCTGTGTGGCCGCATACCGCAGTTTTTGTAGGGCCTCGACCCCCACCCCCTGCGCCCTGGCAAAGTTTCGCATTGCCTCGACGCCCGCTAATTGCTTTGATGCCCAGACTGCGGCCCCGGTGGTAGCCCCTGCAAGAGCAGTCGCCATCCGGGCTGATTGTTTGACTACCGTTTTTAGCCCGGCGTTGAATTTGGCCAGAGGCTCCAGTGACCCCTTGAACGAAAATTTTGTAACCACCTCATTGACTACGGCCATTTACCGCCTCTTGTGCACCTTTTCGACGTAATGCGCCTCAATGTCCCTGGAAATCGACTCAAATTCCACCAAATCCAAGAAGTCGTCGGTGTCCAGGGCCTCTAGTTCTGCCAAAGAGCCGTAACCAGCCTTCACCAACGACAACAACGTCATCTTTTCGTCGTCTAAATTGGTGAAGAGGATTAAATCTTCTCCCTGGGAACGCCTGGGGACACCGAGTCTGTAAGGTTTTCGGCTAAAAAAGGGTATGATATCGCCCCCATCGCCGCAGTGACGAACTTAAGATAATCCTGCGGGTAGTTGTCCCAGTGCGTTTCCAGTCGGGAAAGTAAAGCGCCATCAAACGTTGTCACGTCTGCGATGGTGACCATGACATCGTCGAATTTTTCCGAATCCATGAACCCGAAATCGCCATCGGAGAGCTGGTCTTTGATGTGTGTAAAATATGCAAAAACCTTCCGGCGTTGCTTATGCCGCATCCTGGTTAACCGATACTCCCTGCCGTTGACCTCGATTAGGCCGGTCTCATAGATTTGTCGCAATAATTCAAGTTGATCCATTATGCCACCTTCCGTTTGGCCTCTCGGACTCGGAATTTCCACTCGGAGACGTGTTCCGGCTCCATGTTGTTCAAAACGGGGCCGGGGGCCTCCGTGATGTGCATAGTACGCAGTTCCACAGTTTCAATTACCGGGACGCTGTCCCGAGTAAACAACGTCTTGATTGCCCCGTCGAATACTAAGGCCGGGACAGCATTTCGCCAAAGGTTCAATAGTGCATCGTTTCCGGAATTTCGCTGAACCCGGATCGTCAAGGTCGCCTCAAACGAATTAATGGGCTGCGAAATTGCCGTTCCACCCCCGGCGGAATTGACGGCTACAGTGACCTCACCCTGCGGTTCCAAGGTCACAAAATCCCCCTCGGCGAACTCCGTAATTGGAAACCCGTTCAAGATCAATGTCGATGCGTCGGCTGGATAGTTGATAACGGCCATTTTTGCCTCCTTACAGGTTGAAATTAATCACAACATCGGCCGAATGAATGGCCCCCTGGTTTTTTACAGCACATTGCAGGACAGGGGACTTTCTCGCCTGTCTGTCTGCCGTCGATTGGTCGGCCAGCGAACCGGCCTGCCAATAAAAACCGTACTCGCGGATGTTGTCAAAAAAGGTCTTGTAGTCCCCGAAATAATCGGGCTTGGACCATTCCCCAGGGCCAAACACCCCGGCCCGGACGAAGCGGCGCGTTGTTTTCTCGCCCTGATCAATCATGGTCAGGACGCCGGGCGTTGTCTGGGGAATTTTTGTTCCGGTCATTTTTAACAGGTTGAACATGTCGATCTGGACCGAATCGATGAAGGCAATCAGATTGTAGACATTGTCAACGAAATCATTCGCCGGGGAGGTCAACACAACCGGGCTATTTTTGATGGTGGTAAACAGGTCCAGCCCTACGATCTTGGCATTGTCAATCTCGGTCTGGCTGTAATCCTCGGCAGGGACGGCCAGCTCTTTCAGGTGCATCGTCATCGCCGAGTTTTCGGCGTTGAAGTTGACCGTGTGAGCCCTGGCCATGTAGGACGCTGCAAGTTTTCGGTTGCCTGCCTTACTGTACAGGCACCGGAACGTATCCAGCCCCGACAGCGTGTTAGCCCAGACCGGGTTAGTCGTGCTCAACGCGAAATATTTGGACCCGGAAAAAACTTCGTAAATCAGGACTTGGTTGGCCTTGGACCAAGTAGCGAGGTTATTGATGTCGACATCGGCGATTTCATCGATGAACATCGCCCCTCGAATCTGCACCTGGGCGCTGATGGCCGTGATTCCGGCGAGTTTGGTTTCGGCGGACAGCGTTACGGGGTCCGCCCCTCCAACGGTTGAGGCACCGCCCCCGTCGGTCAGGCCAAGGATGGAGCCGATAAAGTCCCCCTCGGCCCCCTCGATGGCAAACCCAACGTCGCTGCCGTCACCGGTGGCCTGCGTTGTGATGACGACTCGGTTATTTTCCAGCCTGACACTGGCCTCATTCCCGTCGTCGTCAAATTTCAGCTTAGCCAAACAGGCAGAAAAATCCTTGCAGCCGGTGAAGTCCAGGTTGCTCAATGTGTAGGACTTGTCAACTATCGTTATTCCCATCGACCCCTTGTCAATCCGACGCAGTGCAGCAAGGGCAGCATCAGGGTCAATCTCGGCCCCGGTCAGGACGCCCGGAGTCGCTGCGACTTTTTCGCTCTCCCCCCTCCAATAACCAACCACCAAGGCCCCCCCAAAATTAATAGCGTTGGGGCTGGTTGCAAAAACGGTGTTGGCGTAGGCGGTGACCTCCGAAGATGTCCCGAAATCCCCAGCGACCGCAGCGGCGGACTTGTAGGTCCGGTAGCGCTCGGCGGTGGACAAGACGCCCTGCTCTTTGGTGATGATTGCGACAACGTTCATATTCGTTGCGGCGGCGGCCTTCCCCTCGGGCAACAAGGCCACATTGATAACGTTAGTAATTTCAGCCATTTATATACTCCTCAAAAATTCGAGTTGTGCGGTATCAATTCGCTTGGTGTCTATGGACACGGAATCAGAGTAAAATGCCGACAATTCAACCTGGACCTGTTCGGTATGTTGCGCCCCGACAAGAGCTGCGACATTGGTTATTCGCTGGACGTGGCCGACCGTGACACCATGCTCCATTTGCAGTTGTCTGGACCGTTCGGAATCGGCCAAAAGTTGGAACCTTACCGCCCTTCTCCAGGCATCTGCCCCCAGAAAATCAATAACAATCGGCAACCGGGAAAATCGGTCAAAGGTCGTTTTTTCGGCCTCACCATCAAATATCTCGCCCCTGGTTAGAGGCTCGGCAGGGGACAGGGCATCGACAGCGACTAGCTCGGTGTCGAAACTTTCACGCTCCCAGTCAATACGCCCGACCTTGATTTGGGCCTCCGGGATAGCCAGCAGGTCGCGGATAACCCGGGCAACTCTGACGATAGGGCTGCTCATGGTGCCTCCGTTTCCTGCAAGACTGCCTTTCCGGTGGCCTCGCAGACCGCCTCAAAATAGCCGTATTGTGACCAATCGGCGACTTCGACGACTTTGTAATCTGCCCCGGCGTATTCGACTAGTTCGCCGTTTTTTACAGGGTCCGGCGTGAATATCGTGATGTGCGCCTGCTGCCAGTTCAGAACTGCGGCATTTAACAGGGTCTTTTGCGTGGGTTGGACCATCGCCTGAATCGTACGGAAGGCGACGGTC